GCGGACCATTTAAGCTGCTCGATAAGCTGCGAATCAGCCGCGCTTAACGACATCTTTTCAAACTTAAGACCGTCCCCGAGCACCGCAATCCGGCCAATGTTCTCGCCGGAATAATTCTGTTCCCAGTGCGCCTTGATCCGCTTAGCAGTCGCGTCTGGGATATTGCTCGGCGCAGTCAGCACGCCGCCGGGATTCGAGCCGTTGCCGAAAAACTTCTCCGAATTTTGCTGGATACGTAGGCCCTGCAACGCCGAGAGCCCGCAAGCCGTAATCGGCGACACGCCGACCAGCGGGTGATAGAGAGGCACCATAACGTCATGAATGATTTCAGACGCCGGGATCGTTACGTCTTCAGGCACGCCCGCGAGATTGTCGCGTTTGATCTGATAGAACACTTCGCCATTTGGCGCGACCAGCGTTTTAATGCCGCAGGGATCGAGAACATAAAGATCCGTGACGACCTGCCTATTATCCCGCGATTTAAGAACATAAGCGTTTCCGTGCAACAGCTTGGAAACCATCCACTGTTCTACGAACTTAATGCGCGTCTGGTATTGGTTCGGCTTTCGCAGCACAGGCGAGAACGCCGGGTTCTTCGTCGGCGACCATATGCCGTCGACTTCCTGCACAAGCTTGATTTGCATCTTGCCGATGTCGGAAGCGATTAGCGAAACGCAGGAATAGACCGCGCTAAATGACGCCGCGGTGTCGACGCGGATCTCTTGGTTCCTCTGCCACGCGCCAGTGAACGGCTCGTTAATCATAGGATACCAGCCGCCGCGGCTATCGACCGGGTAAAGCTGATCGTTAGCGGCTTTGCTAGCTCGCGTTATCTCAAGACCGAAAATTTTCAATTGCGCTACTCGGCAGACATGTCGCGCCGCTTGTACTGACGGCGCTTGCGCCGCTTTTCCTTGACGCCGGTATGCTCGAGCGAAGTTGTGTAATATCCTTCGTCAGCGTCGACCGCCTTCTTGATTCCCTTCAATATGAAAGCGTCCTTATCGCTAGCTTCAAATGTGTCCCCCGGAAAATATGACTTGCCGTCATACCAGAGGTTTCGGGTAGCTTTAAGCTGCATGAAAAAACCCGGTAGCGGTTGGCCTCGCTACCGGATCTCCGTTAAACATTGCAAAGAGGGGCGGTAAAAAGTCGGGCGGCATTTGCGCCGCCCGTAGTTCACGGGAGTTACGAAGAAGCGCCGCCGTAGTTGGCCGAGGTGATGTAGTACACCGCCTCAGTGCGACGACGCAGCCAGTTGATATAGCGCTCCGCGCGCAGAGCAACGAGGTTGTTCTGCCACAGCGAAACGAAGTCAGGATCATCGCCGGACGGATCGTCGCTCATCCGAAGCGAAGCCTCGCGGCTCACGTCGAGAACGACTTGGCCGTCATCGGCCAGGAGCACCTCGGACGGCTTCAAGAGCGTAATCTGGCCAGAGCCAGCGCTTTCCGAAGTGACGACCGGGAGACCGAAGAGCACGCCGCCGTCGACAGTAACGCCGGGGAACTCCTGTTGGCCGAGCGGGTTGAGCATCATGGCCAGCGCGAGCGCCTGGCTCGGCTGCATGATCCAAATCGATCCATTCGGCGAGATATTCGCGCCGAGCATCGACTCGAAAGCAGCCTTCACGTCGGCGCGGAGATCGTCCGCGGTGACACCGGAAGCCGCGTCATTCGGCGCGCTATTCGTGATAGACGCCGGGGAGACGTTAGCAACCACGCTAACAGACGGGTCGATGAACTGCTCATCGAGGAACTGCGCCATGGCCGCGGCGAGATCGGTACGCACCAGGGCTTCCGCTGCCGGATTGCTGAAGCGCACGAGCTCGTCAGTCAGCACGACAATGCCGGCTGCCTTCGCCCAAGTCATGGAGATGGTCGAGAACGCCAGATCGCTCAGCGGCTTCGGGCGGTTCTGCCCAACCCACTGAACCGACGAACCGGCAGTCTGCGTCGGCATCTTCACGTTGAACGGCACGCGACGAAGGCCAGGAATGCGGCCGATAATCGTCTGCGGGCGCAGATACTCAACGAACTCCGAAGCCATAATCTGGTACTGAACCAAATTGCCGGCCCAAGTTGCGTCGGTAGTCGAGCCAGCCGAAACGGCCGAACGAAGCACCTGCTCAACTTCCGGGGTCGAGTCCTTCCATGCGCCGGCCATCTCGGCCGCAACCGCTAGGTTGCCGCGCGACTTGGCAAGGGCCATGGCGTAACGGGTGAATGCGGTGCCCTTGGGAACCTCAGGCGCCTTGACACTGACAACGCCGCCAGCGCGAACCACAGCTGTCTTTGCGGCCGGCTCCTCGATCGGCTTCGCCGCTTCGCGGTTGGCCTTCTCGAATTTGTTCAGGCGGACGAGGTGCGCGTCAATCTCTTTAACTTCGCCCTCGAGAGTGTCGTACTCTTCCTTCTGCTCGGTATCGAGAGTGGTTCCCTCGCTAGCCGCGGTCTCCATGATCTCCTCCATGCGGGCGTTCTTCGCCGCACGGGTCGCCTCAAACGCGGAGATCTGCTCCGCAATCGTCTTCTTAGCCACTTTCTGAATCCTTGCTTTAACAACGGGTTGTTTTTTCGTCTCAGCGGAGACCGAATGAATTTCCTCTTGCGGCTTGCCTGTCGTGGCTGCGCGCAATTCGGAATCAATTGACTTGATGGTTTGAATAGAAGCTTCGGCATTAGCCGGAATGGTTACTAGCGAAAGCTCGAGCCACTCCCATTTCATGAAGCGAAAGCCGCCGTCCTTCATTACGCTGCGCTCGATCGGGCTGAAGCCGATCGAAAGCCCGCGGACGAGATTCGCTTTCAGCGCTTGCCAGGCTTTATCAGTTAGATCCTTAAGCGCGCCCGGCTCTTCGATTTTCGCAATTTGCGCTTTGACCGTGATCCCTTCTTTAGTAGCTTTCGCAGATTCAACTTGCCCGACAGGGCTACCTGCGTCGTGCTGCCATAAAAGGGGAAGCGGAAGCTTGAACTTCGCGCCAAGAGGCTCAACGATGTCGCCCATCCGATCTGGCGATGGTGTCGTCGCGACGCCTTCAATTGTGCGCTCGTCCTCGTTGATTGATTTGATTTCGATTAGACTATATGCACGATCCATATATCTCTGTTCTCTACAAAATGGACAAAAAATTAGCCGTTGATACGGCGGTAAATCTCGACGCCACGCCTGACCATTTCGTCAAGCGCTCGTTGTGAAAGCCAGCGCGGATAGCGCGACGGCCGCAACATTGGCCCGGGACACGAAAGCGCAATCGGTAAAGCTAGAAACGTCCTGCGGCTAAGCATTCCGAACAAAAATCAAATCATTACCGACGCGAGAATGCCGCCGGAACCAAGTCTTCAAGAACGCCGCGGCTTGCGCACCAATGTCAACAAATTCGCCGCTTACGTTTGTGCCGGCTTCAAGGCAGATAACCTTCGGAAGGCAATCGCCGGATAACGTCTCGAGCACAGATAAGTCAGAACCCTCTATATCCATGCTCAAGAAGTCGGGAAATATGCCGCCTGCATATTTCGTAATAATCTCGCCGACCGTAAGAACGTCTACCTCAAACGGCGGGTATTTTTCAAAGTCCTTATAGGCCGTCAAAGATATCGTATGGAATGTCGCTCGGCCCGGAGTGGCGCCAACAGCAGCGCAAATGTTGATATCGTCAGGTCGGTGGATCTTGAATTGTTCTATGAACCGCGGGTTCGCCTCTACGTTTATTCCGCGGCAACCGCGCTCATAGAACAACGCCGTATTGCTTATGTCGAAGGGATGATACGCGCCAAGGTCAAGGTAGCTAGGCCGCGTTATTCCTAGTCCTTCAAAAATTCCCCACGCAATCAGGTCTTGGCCGTGCTCGGAATAGCCGCGCGTGACCGTCATACGAATAGCATCTGATATGCCGGCTTCTTGGCTTCCATAGTCGCCACACCTATGGACATCGCCAGCGACACCATGCCGTCAATGCGGCGTGTCGCCTTCTCCTTGTCAAACATCCTGTGGCCGGTGCGGTTATGGGTATACACGACCGACTGCGCACACATACGCATAACCGGATTCATGTCGACCTGAATTCGGCCCTCGAGTAGCGCGGCCTCGAGCTTGTTAATAGAGTCTGGCATCCAGAGCGCGATATCCTGCGCGCCTGTTTCCTTGACGCCGAACCGCTCGCCAATGATGCGCTGGTTAAAGCCTTGCGGATGCACCACGCAGGGAAGGCTCGCGCCCATCTCGCTAGCTGGTCTAGCAATTGCGTAAGACCGTATTGGTCGCAACCGATCTGCTCGGGATTGTATTTCGCGCAAAGCTCAAGCAGTGCGTCGGCGATCCACGGAAACTTGATTAGCTTCCCCGGCACCGCTTCCATATGGCCTTCGCGGGCCCATACGTCATACGGCGCGATATCCTTACGCGCTCGATCGGCCAGCGTATCCTTCGGCGTCCAGAACCAAGTCTTGCTGGCAAACCGCCATTTGTCTTTCGTCTCGTCGGTCAGCCAAGTCAGGGTGAACGCCGTCAAGTCGCCGACACGGGACAAGTCAAGACCGCCGAAGCAACGATATTCCTTGTCGCGCATTTCGTCCGGGCTTACTGCGCCCTCGCATGCGGCCCAGAGCTCCCGCGGGATCGCGCTCGACTCGCTGTCGGTCCACTGGCAGAAGTTTAGCCGCCGTACCGTCCCTTCCTTGGACGGCATGCCTTTCGCCTCGAGCACTTGTTCCCGAATGTACGGGGCATGAATCGAGACGCCTAGATTCGGGTTAGCCTTGATCCAACAAGACTCGTCCTCGAAAGGCTCATCTTTTTCGTCAAGCGCCGCAATGTAGGCGAACCAGGCGTCGTTAAGACGCTCGCCCGTCACAACCTGAATCGAGTAATCGTGCTCTTGGCC